GATGCCGACTTGCTGTCGGTGCTGATCGATGACGCACTGGACCGCCAGGAAACCGACCCTGACGGACCCGTGAAAGTGGAGTTGTACTGCGCGAGCGAGGCCTACGAAGGCGATGAGCTGTATTCGGAGGCCGCAATTCGCGAGGCGAACCCCCATTTTGACGATTTCATGAACAAAATGGAGGTTTTCGAACAGGCTTTGAACGCTCAGCGCATGCCAAGTGCTCGCGCCGGGTATCAAAATCTCATCCTAAACCAGCGAATTGAGGCAGTAAATCCCCTCATTGACCGCCAAACTTGGGAAGAAAATGGCGCCCCGGCGCGTAGTTTGAAGGGTCAGAAGGTATACGGGGGGCTCGATTTGTCCTCAGTTTCGGACCTCACGGCCCTGGTTTTGGTGGGCGAAGAGGGGGATGTGGAGCCCACTTTCTGGCTTCCTGAGGAGGATTTGGCCGGAAAAGCCAAGCGAGACAAGGTTCCGTGGGACCTGTGGGCGAAACAAGGGCACCTGAAGACTACGCCGGGCCGCACGATTCGATATTCGTTCGTCGCACGGCACCTGCGTGAGGTATTCGACACCTACAACATCGCCGCAATTGCTTTCGACCGGTACAACATGCGGTTTCTCAAGCCCGAGCTGGAGCGGGTGGGTTTCACCGACCGGGAGATTGAAAAATTCATCGAGTTTGGGCAGGGGTATGTGAGTATGAGCCCCGCGATTCGAGAATTGGAATCTCGACTGTTGGATCGGTGGTACCGCCACGGTAAGCACCCCATTTTGAACATGTGCATGCGCAACACGAAGGCCGAAACCGACGATGCGGGCAACCGCAAACCGACAAAAAAGAAGAGCACGGGGCGTATTGACGGCGCCGTCAGCCTCATAATGGCGACCGGCGTGATGCCTGAAGTCGCGGAGGACGGCGATTTGAACGACTTCCTATCAAACCCGGTGGTGGCATGAGCCTACTCACGAATTGGCTACGCGGCCTGGCGAACTGGCGTTTCAGTTCCAGCTCCTATCCCTTCCCGCCGGGCTCGCAGAACAACGACGGTTTCGAGCGCAACGCGGACAACCCCCTGTGGGCGCCCACGACCGATGAGCTCGTGATGCGGCTGTCAGCCGTGTGGGCGTGCGTGCGGCTGCTGGCCGAGACGATCAGCTCATTGCCGGTGAACATCTACGAGCGGCAAGCCGATGGGTCCAAGCAACTGCTGCCGGGTCACGAGCTGTATGGTCTGCTGCACATGATGCCCAACGCCGACATGACGGCCCAGACGTTCTTCGAGGCCTACATCTCCAGCATGCTGTTGCGCGGCGATGGGTGGGCAGAACAGAAGCGCGTGGGGCGGCGTCGGGTGGCCATCGATTTCCTCGACCCGCGCCGTTTCAGCCGCACACGCAACGTCGATGGCTCGTGGACGAATCGCTACGTGGAGGCCAACGGCGTCACGCGGATCATCCCGGAGGATGACATCTGGCACACACTAGGCTTCAGCACCGATGGCGTCTGCGGGCTGTCGGCCGTGGCGTACGGGGCCGGCGTGTTCCGGCAGGCACTGAGCGCCGACACGGCCGCGCAAAGCACGTTCGATCGCGGCTTGCTGCCGACGGTGGGATTCAAGATGGAGCAAATCCTGCGCAAGGAACAGCGCGAGGAATTCCGCTCGAACTTCGCGACCTCCGTGGCGGGCGCGATGAACGCGGGCAAGCCGTTCCTGCTGGAGGGCGGCATGGAAGCGCAGATGATCGGCANNGTGCCGCCCTTCATGGTGGGCCACGCCGAGAAGTCAACGACGTGGGGCAGCGGTATCGAACAGCAGATGATCGGCTTCCTGACGTTCTCGCTGCGGCCGTGGCTCACGCGCATCGAGCAAAGCATCAGCAAGGACCTGTTGCGGCCCGAGGAACGCGGGCGCGTCTTTGCGCAGTTCGAGGTCGAAGGCCTGTTGCGGGCGGACAGCGCGGCCCGATCCGCCTACCTCGCCGCGATGACGCAGAACGGCCTGATGACGCGCGACGAGGCGCGAGCGTACGACAATCGGGCCCCGATGGGCGGCAACGCGGCCAAACTGACGGTGCAGTCCAACCTGGTACCGATTGATCAGCTAGGCGATGCGAGCGCGGCGATGCCGGCCGACAACCTGGGCAAGGCGCTCGCGGATTTCATGAACCTGACGGGGATCAAGCAATGAAGATCGAACGCAAGGATGCTGCACCGGAGCTGAAGCGCCGCACGGTCGCGTTCAAAGCCACGGACGTGAAGGACACGGGCGAGTTCGAGGGCTACGCCAGCGTGTTCGGCAACGTGGACAGCTACGGCGACGTCGTGGCGCCGGGCGCGTTCAAAGAGTCGATTGCGCAGTGGCGCAAGAGCGGCGATCCGTTGCCGGTGTTGTGGCAGCACCGTTCGAGCGAGCCCATCGGCGGATCGGATTTCCTTGAAGAGGACGACCACGGGCTGAAGACGCGCGGGTTCCTGCTGGTGGACGAGATTCCGCAGGCCAAGTCCGCTCACACGCTGATGAAACGCCGCGTCGTGAAGGGCCTCTCGATCGGCTACTACACGCGCGACAGCAGCTACGACGAAAAGACCGGCGTGCGCACGCTGAAAACTCTGGACCTGGTCGAGTACTCGGTCGTCACGTTCCCCGCCAACGAGCTGGCGCAGGTGGACAGCGTGAAGGCACGTCAAGACCTGTTTTCGGGCGGCGCGCTGCCGTCGCTCAAGGATTTCGAGGCTTTCCTGCGAGAGGCAGGGGCGTCAAAGACCGTGGCCGCTGCCATCGCTGGCAAGGGGCTGCGGGCAATGTTGCAACGGAGCGAGTCCGGTGCAGACCCTGCTGAAGTGCTCAGCTTGCTGAGCGGTTTCAAACTCCACAAGGAATGATCATGAAGCGACACAACCTGAACCGCGTGGCCGTGGCCGCGCTCACTCTGCTGGGCGGCGTCGCCGCGCAAGCCTGGGCCAACCTCACCGCGCCGCGCACGATGCGCGCCGAGGCGGGCGAGCTGGACATGGGCGACCCGGTGGCCATCAAGGCGGCCCTCGACAAGATCAGCGACTCCGTCCGCGAGGAGGGCGAGAAGATGCTGAAGAAGGCCGAGGAAGGCGTCAAGGTCTCGCAGGAGACCAAGACCCAAGTCGACCAGCTGCTGACGACGCAAGGCGAGCTGAAGAGCCGTCTTGAAGAGCTGGAGAAGAAGGCCGTGCGCCCCGGCGGCGGTGGCGATGTCGATCCCGAAAGCCTGTCGGCCAAGCTGGAGAAGGCGGCGCCCGAGTTGAAGGCGTTCGCCGACAAGCCGAACCCCAGCGCTCGCGTCGACATTCCGATGAACCGCAAGGCACTGACCAACACCGGCGCCACCGGTGCGGCGCTGAACTACCCTGGCGCCCAGGTGCTGGCCCAACCTCTGCAGCCGCTGCAGCGCCGCCTGACGGTGCGTGACCTGCTGGCCGCCGGTCGCACGACCAAGGCGGTGGTGTTCTACATGCGCGAGACCGGGTTCACGAACAACGCCGCGCCCGTGTCGGAAGGCAGCCTCAAGCCCAAATCCGAACTCACGTTCGAGATGATCACGGAGCCGGTGCGCACCATCGCTCACCTGCTGGACATCAGCCTGCAGATGCTCGATGACGTGACGTTCATCGAGTCGTACATCACCGGCCGCCTGATGTACGGTCTGAAGCTGAAAGAAGAAGACCAGCTTCTGAACGGCTCGGGCGTCGGTCAGAACATCGAAGGCTTGTACACCGCCGCCACGGCCTACGCGGCGCCGTCTGGTGTCTCGATCGCCGGCACGGCCGCCGAGACCGACATCGACAAGCTGCGCTTGGCGCTGCTGCAGGTGGAACTGGCCTACGCTTCGGCGAACGGCATCATCCTGCACCCGACCGACTGGGCCAACATCGAGCTCATCAAAGACACGATGGGTCGGTACATCATCGCCAACCCCCAGAACACCACGACCGGCCGCATCTGGGGCCGTGACGTGGTCTCCACGGTGGCGATGACGCAAGGCCGCTTCCTGGTGGGCGACTTCGCTGCGCAAGCGCAGATTTTCGACCGCCAGGACGCCAACGTCGCGATTTCATTCGAGAACAAGGACAACTTCGAACGCAACATGGCCACGCTGCGTGTCGAGGAACGCCTGGTGCTCGCGATCTACCGCCCCGAGGCGCTCATCAAGGGCGTGTTGGAGTCGGCTTCCTGATCGTCTGTTGACGGCAGTGTCAATAACGGGGTATCTTCGGGTACCCCGTTTTCATTGGAGAAAACATCATGAGCATGGTCAAGATGGTCGCAGTCGAACCCTGCGACAGCTGTCAGCCAGGCGAGCAATTCGAGGTCCCCGAGCGGCAGGCCGCGCAGTACGAGGCCAAGGGTCTGGCCAAGCGGGCGGCCGGCCACGCCAACAAGATGGCGACCCCGGTGGAGAACAAGGCCTCCCCTTCGCCGGCCGCTGGCAAGGATGTGACGCCGTCTGCCTCGCCAGCGGCCCCAGTCTCACCGCGCAAGACTGCCGCGCCGTCCAAGCGTGGCGCGACGCCAGCCCGCAAACGCGCCGCGTCGTCGCGGTAAACAACACCCACCAGCGCGCGCCCTGGGCGGACGTGGTGTTCGCCATGGATCGGGCTTGGTGGCACGAATACGGCGCCGGCATCGCGCCCGGCCCAGAGCTGTGGACGACATCAAGGGAGGCAGCGCGGGTGTATCGACTGAATTTCATTCGCGGCGAGGCGGGGGGCGGCATCAGCACCAGCCCGAACACCATCCGTCTGGGGGGCAATTCGGGGTTCCAGGCGCTGGGCTTGGCCTTGCATTTCGGGGTGTCGCGGGTGCTGCTGCTGGGTTACGACATGCAGGTGCTGGGGGCGGTCACGCATTGGCACGGCAACCATGCGCGGCTTGGTAATCCGCGGCGTGATCGAATGTCAGAATGGCGCGAGCGATTCGCGCAGCTCGCGGCGCAGGCCCGGGTACCGATCGTCAACGCCACCCGCGAGACGGCGCTTACGTGCTTTCCGCGGGTGGAGCTTCAAACGGCCTTGGAAGGGTAGAACATCATGGGCAATGCGCAACTCAGTGGCACCAGCAGCACCACGGACACCACGTTTTCCGTTACCGCGGACGCCGGCAGCGCCGGGCAGCGGCTTCGCAGTTCCACGGCGACCAGCGCTTTGCGGTTGTCCGTGGCCACGCCGCAGCCGGCGATCGAATACAAAGTCGGATCAGGCCCCTGGCGCGTGATCGGATCGGGTGAGGGTGCGACCGAGGCGGTCAACTTGGCCACCACTGCCGTGCTGGTGCGCAAGCACGAGGGCGGCAAGCGTGCGATCACGCTGACGGTGAGCTATGACTCGCTGCCGTCCGGTCTCAGCGTGAACGGTGTGGAACTGGTGGATTCGTCCGTCGGCCCCAGCGTGGTGAGCGAGTACACCGGGCAAATCGCGACCCGCACGGCCATGTGCAACACGCGACACGCTTCCAACAAGCAGCTCAAGCATCGCAGCGGGCATTTCTTTCGCTCGGCGGGAAGCACCATTCAGGTGGAGTGGCCCAACTTCATCGTGACGACCACCAGCAGCTCTCCTACCGGTACCGGCCAGGAGGTCGGCGGGGCGGGCGTCATGACGATCGCCGCCGCGTACGAAGCGGCCGATGGCACCATCGTTCCCCTGACGTTCAACGGTGGGTCGAGCACCGGGGATGCGCCCGACGGCGGTACCGTGAAATCGGACGTCGTGGCTGTGCCACCGTACAAAGCGGGCGACAAGTTCTACCTGCACGTTGACGTGAACACCACCGGCAAGATCGTCTACCAAAGCATCGCCTCGCTGAGCGGCGGTGTGGACGGTGTGATGGGCGACAAGATGAAGGTCGGCGTCAGCGGCGTGAGCACGGGCGTTGCTGGCGATGCGTTCACCTCCAACGTGACCGCCAATTCCGGCATTGCGTTCTTGCCGGTGGCCATCCTCGGGCCCACCAAGCGCCGCAGCGTTTACATCCTCTGCGACTCGCGCGGCGCCGGATCGAGCGACACGTACGACCGGTCGGGCGACCTGGGCGAAGTCGCCCGCACCGTGGGAGCCCATCTGGGCTACGTGAACGTCAGCGTGCCCAGCGACCGTGCGGTCTGGTGGCTGGTATACAACGCGCAGCGGATCAAGCTTGCGGACTACTGCACGGACGCAATCGTCGTGCTGGGTATCAACGACCTCGCTTCGGGCGGGCGTACGAGCGCACAGGTCATCGCTGACCTCGTGTCGATCTACGCGGCGCTGAAGGCGCGCAACCCGAACATCCGGGTGTATGGCGGCACGATCACGCCGCACACCAGCTCGACCGATTCGTGGGCGACGACGGCCAACCAAACAGCCCAGACCACCAACACCAACCGGGTGGCGGTGAACGACTCGCTGCGTAGCGGTTCGATGGCGAACCTGCACAAGTGCATCGACCTCGCCGACATCAACGAGAGCTACCGTAACTCGGGGCTGTATGGCACTGTGGGCGCGGCCAACATCGTGACGGATGACGGGTTGCATCTGAAGCAGTACGGCCTCAAGCGCATCGAGTACTCCGCGGTGATCCGCAACGCCGTGGGCTTCTGATGCGTGCGGGCGTGGCCTACCTCAACCTCCGGCATGCAGTACCGGAGCGTTGGGAGGCTTTCACGCGGGGGCTGCGACGGATCGGGTACACCGTGCAGCCCGGCGTGACAATGAGGCCACGCCCGCATGACATCCTAGTGAGCTGGAATCGCATCCGCGAGGGTGGCCAGGCAGCAGAGCGGTTCGAGGCCGAGGGCTGCCCGGTGCTGGTCACGGAGAACGCGACATGGGGCAACGATTTCGCCGGCCGCCGCTGGTACACGCTCGGCCTCGGGTACCACAACGAGCAGGGTACGTTTCTTGTTGGCGGCCATGAGCGGTGGGATTCATTACGGGTGGAACTCGCACCGTGGCGGCCCGGCGACGGCGAGACGGTCATCCTTCCTTCTCGCGGTATCGGCCCCCGAGGACACGCCATGCCGGCGGACTGGACAGAACGCGCTAGGAAGCGTTGGGGCGGCCGGGTGCGGCCTCACCCCGGGCGCGAGGCCGCGAAGCCGCTGGAGGACGACCTACGCGACGCCAGCTACGTCGTGACCTGGGGTAGCGGAGCGGCCGTGCGCGCGTTGATGATGGGCATTCGGGTTGCGTCCGAGATGCCGTTTTGGATCGGCCAGCAGGACAACACGGACGCCGGCCGCCTCAGCATGCTGCGTATTCTCGCCTGGGCGCAGTGGGAACTGCACGAGCTGGCGACCGGCGAACCTTTCTTGAGGCTCCTACGATGAAAATTCTCGTCACCGGGCGCGGCGGTGCGGCTTCCTGGACGATCCGGGGAGAGCAAATCGGCGCGGCACTGGGCGCCACCGTCAAGCCCCTGGCCACGTTCGCCGACATGCGGGCGCACGATGTCATCCTGGTGGTGAAGCGTGTCCCCGATCAGATGCTGCACGACCTTCATCGCTGTGGCAGACCGTGGGTGTACGACATCGTGGACGCCTACCCGCAGCAGCCTGGCCTCCTGGCCGGTCGTCCTGCCGCGATGCTGTGGCTGCGCGAGCATCTGAAGCGCCTGCGGCCCGATGCGGTGGTTTGGCCCAACTGGCAGATGTGGAGCGACGCGTCTGAGATCACGGACCCGGGGCCGGAAACCTCCGTCGTCTACCACCACGCTCGCCCTGGCATCGCCGTCAATCCGATCAGGGAACAGGTGCGCATACTGGGCTACGAAGGGCATCCCCGGTACGTCGAATCGCTACGCCCATACCTGACCCGTGAATGCGCGGCGCGGGGCATCGAATTCGTTTTGAATCCGCCAAGCCTGGCCGGCGTTGATGTCGTCTTGGCGTGGCGTGATGTAGCGTGGGCGAGCTATCCCTCTCAGAACTGGAAGTCCAACGTCAAGTTGGCCAACGCGCATGCGAGCGGCACGCCGTTCATCGGAAACCCCGAGCGCGGGTACCAGGAAACCGCCACGGGGCGAGAGTATTGGGTGAACGGCCGCGATGAGATTGGTCAATCGTTGGACTGGCTGGAACATTGCGGCACGCGCCGCGTGATCCATGAGAGTTTCCGCGCGGCCGCGCTCACGCTCGAAGCTGCAGCGGCCCAAGTGAGGGGGGTACTGATCGATGCGCTGTGAAGTGCTCGTTGATCCGCGGATGTTTCCCCGCGGCGACAAGATGCTCAAAGCGATGATCGCGGCGGCGCCGATCAAGCTCAAGGTGCGACAGACCTATCGAGGCGACTGCGAGCTCTTGATGGTCTACGGCACCGGTCATCCAGTGCGCAGACCCTGGCAGCAGCAGCACCTCGCTCGCGGCGGGCGGATGATCGGCTGGGATCTGGGCTACTGGGGGCGCCGGGACAACGGCACGTTCGCCATGCGCTGCACGCTCGATGCTGATCATCCGCAGCGGTTCTTGCGTCCCGAGCCCGGCGACCGCTGGGCTCGGGCCGGCATCGAGTTGCGCGAGGACTGCAATCCCGCCGGTCATATCCTGGTGGTAGGGATGAGCCCGAAGGCCCATCGCGCCCACGGTATGAAGCCGCTGTCGTGGGAAACCCAAGCCGTGAGAGCGGCGAGAGCGGTCGCGGATGGTCGACTCGTGCTGTACAAACCGAAGCGCCCAGGCGAGCCGGTGCCGCCAGGCGTGGCAGTGGTGCAGACGAAAAACATCACGGAAGCGCTACGCGGGGCGTCTTTGGTGGTCTGCCGGCACTCCAATGCGGCGGTGGATGCCTGCATTGCGGGCGTGCCGGTCGTGTGCGAGGATGGCGCTGCTTCGGCGCTGTACACCGGCAAGATTACGAGTCCGACCGTTCCCACACGAGAACAACGGCTCGCGTTCTTGCAGAGCTTGGCTTGGTGGCAATGGACACCTGAAGAGGCGGCGCACGCATGGAACTATCTTCTGAATCGAATCAACTGCGGCTGAATCTCGGGTGCGGAAAGCAACGCATCGAGGGATTCGTGGGCGTTGATCTGGACCCGTCCGCAGAGATGGTGGCCGACATCCGCAATCTCCCCGTTGCGGACGGCGTTGTTGATCACGCCATGGCCATCCATGTGCTTGAACACCTCCCGCGCTGGGAAGCCCCCAAAGCACTCGCCGAGTGGTACCGGGTGCTGAAGCCCGGGAGCGTGCTTGCGGTGGAGGTGCCTGACCTGCATGCCTGCTGCAATGCGATCCTGAACGGGGCTGATGATCGTTTCGGCCTGTGGGGACTGTTTGGCGACCCAGGCTACCAAAGTGAGCTCATGGTGCATCGGTGGGCTTACTCAAAAGATGAGCTGGTGCGAGAATTTCGAGCGGCGGGCTTTCGCAAGATTCGTTTGAAGCCTCCGGTGTTTCACAAAAAGCTGCGTGATTTCCGAATCGAGGGGACGAAATGAGCGTGCACCTGTTCTGCGGTTTCGATGCGCGAGAGTCGATCGGCTTTCACGTGTTCATGGCGTCCGTGCTGGAGCGCACCACGGCGCCGGTGTGCTTCCGTCGGCTGGATGCGATGGGCCTGCCGCAAGGCTCGAACGCATTCACGTTCAGTCGCTTCCTGGTGCCGCATCTCATGGGCTTTCAGGGGCATGCGGTCTTCGCTGACGCTTCGGACATGCTGATGCTCGGGGATGTAGGACGGCTTGACGCCTTGTTCGATGAACGCTTCGCGGTGCAAGTGGTGCAGCACCAGTACCGCACACGCAACCCGCGCAAGTACGTCGGCACGGACATGGAGTGCCACAACCGCGACTACCCGCGCAAGAACTGGGCTTCGCTCATGCTCATCAACTGCGCGCATCCGGCCTGGGCCGACATGCAGCCCGCCCGTGTGGAAGCCCTCAGCGAAGCGCCGTCGTTTCTGCTGGGCTTGAAGTTCCTCCTGGACGAGGACATCGGTGCGTTGCCCGACGAATGGAACCGGCTTGTCGATGAGGGACAATCGGTAGAGGGCGCGCAGTTGCTGCACTGGACGGCCGGTATCCCGGCGTTCAAGCACTACGCGAACGCGCCGGGGGCAGACCTGTGGCGCGAGCAACGCGCCCGACTACTGGAGGCAGCATGAGTGCGATCGACTTCGATTTCGTCAAGCGCCATCTGCGCGTCGTTCACTCGTTCGATGATGTGCTGATTGCCGGCTACATCGAGGACGCCGAAGACGAAGCCTTGCGATTCCTCGACCGGGGCGAACTTCCGCGATTGGGTGCGACGGCGGTCGATGAATGCGACAGCAACCAGCCCACGCCTGTTTCCGACGCCGATGACCTCGCGCGCAGCGTGCGCAGCGCCGTGTGCCTGCTGGTGCAAGCGATGTACGAGGGCAAAGATGCCGCCGAGATGATGGCCGTTCGCCGGGCAGCCGAGGTGAAACTCATGCCCTATCGCAACCGCCTGGGGGTGTGACGTGCTGTCCCAAGAACTTCGGCACCGCGTGGATGTGCAGCAGCTCACCACGGAGCAAGATTCGGACACGGGAGCCGTGGAGGAATCCTGGCTGAGCATCATGCCTGCGGGCACCGAAGGTACCATGCCTGCCCGTATCGAAGCGGTCACGGGCAAAGAGTTCGTGTCGTCACAGGCCGTTCAGGCGCAAGTCACGACGCGAATCAAGATTCGCCGCTGGCCAGAAATCCAGCCGCGCATGCGGGTCGTGCACGAGGGGCTCTCATACAACATCGTGGCCGTGTTGCCCGACCTCACGCAACAGCGAGTGATCAATCTCATGTGCGAAAGCGGGGTCAACGATGGCTGAGCGGACCACCATTCAACTGCGACACGCCGAAGACATCATGCGCATGCTGCACGAGCTGCCGGCGGAGGTGGTTTCCAAGCGTGGCGGCCCGGTCAAACTGGGCCTCAAGCGCGGGGCGCTCGTGATCCTCAAGCAGGCGCAGGCGAACCTGCAGGCGTCGATCGCAGCACCCGGCAAAACAGCCGGGGAGGTAGAGAGCACCGGCTTGCTGTTGAAATCGCTTGTGGCCTCCCGCGCCAAGCCTGTCCCCGGTACCAGCGGCGAGCGCTACATCGTGCGGGTGAAGCGCAAGAGCTACAAACGCGCGGCGGAACTGCGCGCGATCGGTCGCAAGGCGAAGAAGGAAGCCGCAGTGACGACCCTCAAGACCGCTCAGCTACTGGAATACGGTTCGAGCCAGCAGCAGGCCCAACCGTGGCTGCGGCCAGCGTTCGCTTCGCGTGCCGAGGAGGCAATTCGGGTGGCCGAGAAAGCCACCTTGGATGGCCTGGAACGGGCCGCCAAGCGCCTGATGCGGGGGGCTGCCAAATGATGCCGCCGGTCTACGCCTTGCTGCGCCAATCGCCAACGGTGCTGGGCTTGGTAGGCCAACGCATCTTCCGTCATGGCCGCGCGCCGCAGGACGTCCAAGCGCCCTACATCGCCTGGCTGATCATCACGGGCGACCCCGAGAACAACCTGAGCGACACGCCGCCGCATGATCGGATGGTGGTGCAGGTGGATTGCTATCACACCACCGACGTAGGCGTGGAAGCACTGGCTACAGCCGCGCGTGATGCGCTCGAACCGCATGCACATATGACCGGGCAACCGGTCGATGAACG